CATCCTAATGCAAATGTGAAACAAAGAGAACTAGGGGGACTACCCCAAGATGACAGTGCAAAGTGCAATATGGGGTGGGCATGCTTTTATGATGGGAAACGTGCTGATGAGCCGGTCCAGTTAGCAGTAGCGGCAAAGGGGAGAATGAGAGGAGGGCAACAAATGAAACCGCCAAATTGGAAATCGTCGGCAGCTGATGTGCCAACGGTTGCACCGATAGTGGTGACATTTGCCAGGCTATTAACCTTAGCATTCATCTCATATAAAGGGGTGGACGTGTTGATGGGTGTCCGGGTGGTGGGTCTGATGTACTGGGCAGCCGTGCAAGAGTAGTATGGAACAGATGCATGTGCATATGGTGCATGTTCCTGTACTAAAGAATTCATGTAGCCATTGGTAACAAGGGGGTTGGTGGTAGTACCAGCTGCCGTGAGTTGGATACTGCTATTCAAAATTGTAGCAGAAGATCCGGTTTGGTGCACGTGGATATTGGTTGAACCCCTCCAATAAGCATACATGCCTCCTATGTAATCTAACATAGTGCATGAGTTAATCGCAACAGCTGTGTATGGTCCAGTACCAGTTGCCTGAGTCGGCACATACTGCGAAACATTGGGCACAGTATAAGCGGTCCCTGAAGGAAGCACATATGAAGCACGGGCAACAATTTGCTTGACTGAAGAAAAAGTCTCACCAGCGCAATATTGCAACTTGCGGGTATTGTTCATGAGAGTATCTCCGGACTGTGCAACAACGGTGGAAGCAATGGGAAGAGAAAGAGAATGTGCATATGCAGGTCCAGTGGGGGCACTGAAGACCATGTTACGAGCAGAAACCTCAATGGCGAATGGAATGGAACTGACGAGGTTGGGGTAGTTGATAACCTCATCAACGAGGATGCCGAAAGTGCCAATTCCAGCTGAGAAAGGGGTGAAAGTGTTGGGTGAGGTATAAGGGACAACAAACTCGAAAACATTATCACCCCTGAGATCGTACACTGTGCTGATGTAGTTAAGCTCCAGGGCCGCAGTAGGTACGACAAACTGAGTGGTGGTCAAACCAGGAACGGACGTGTCAACAGACTCAGGTATAAAGTAACAACGAATTTTACCAGTATGCATCTTCGTCTTTGCCATACGGATGGTAAAAACTATGTCACCCCGCCAATATCTAAAACACTGCCCCAGAAAGAAAAGGGGGGAGGGCCATATAGTGCACCCAGGTGTGCTGGCGTTGGCAGTAGCCGTGATAGTATGGGTAGCCATTGTCAAGCCATTCCAGTTCTGGTAAAACATAGCGGAAGGAGAAACGATGGCGCCAAATTTCAAAACACTCTCAGTATCAACGCTAGAGAAAACTCCAGTGCAAACAGCGGTCTTTATTGAGAGAAGATACTCAAAGGCCATTTCATCCAACCCGGTACCAGCAAGAGGCATCGGAACGATGTAATTGTCCGCAGCCGCAGAAAGTGTAAGACAAGGAGAAACACCCGTATGTAAACCCTCAGCCGCAGTGTTGGAAGGCATCATCCTATGCGTAGTAGTAGTGTCCCTAGGCTTAGACCAACCAAAAGAAGAAGCAGTATTACCCAATGCACGAATGAGCCATGCAGCGGTTCCAGTGTATGCGCTAATGTAAGGAACACCCGACAAAGCAGCGACAGCCCTACCAGTCAACGCGAGGAACTTTGAGATAGGCTTATCAGTATTGGCCATTTCCTTCTCCATAACAGCATAACCTGCCTGTGGAGTCGCCTTAGTAACAATCCAAGGGGTGTTGCCAATAGTCTCAACATCCTCAAGCCACGACCACAAGTTAAAAGTAGGCATAGTACCGCCAGTGCCAAGAAGAGTAGGCAGGTATTGATGTAATGCAAAAGTACCCCAAACTCCTGCTGCTAAAGCAGTACCTCCACTACATGCAAAAGTAGCATACTCAGTGGGAGAGACCCATGGGATACGTAAAGTAGCGGTATTGGCCTCAGTAATGTCGAGGTAAACGCCAGGACACTGGGAAACCGGGCACAAAGAGGTTAGTGCATTATTCCAAAAAGCCCCCCCAGAAGAAGAGACCGGGTTGGCTACGAAACCTAAAGTAGAACCGGGCAAATATGCAAGTTTGAGAACTCCCTGTGTGAAAGGGGTGGAAGAAACATCAACTCTAATGCAAACAGTGGCCCTAAAACCATATGCCCCATTAAGCATGTTGACGCGTGGACAAAAAGTTGCTATGTTTCCCATATTGATAACAGAAGAAGCTAGTGGCCCAGTAGCAGAAGAAAGGGCCCCAGAAGAAAAATTAGTGGGCCTAGACAAATGCGAAGATATGCTATCAGCGGCGGAATATGCATAAACAGGATGTCGCTCATCACAACAAACAGCATTAGTCTCAACACCGTTGTAGTTGGTAAAAGTGGTGAGACCGACAACGGAATCGCCACCGGCAAGAGTGACCCCATCAGCAGTACCACTGGGGATAGCCGTCATAAGAGAACAAGGAACGGAGAAATCGGGGGGTGAAGTAGACATGGGGTGGTTGGTGCGGTTTTCGTATCGCGAACGTATGAAGGTGGTGGCAGCCTAAACTGGACAAAGTAGCCGTAGCAGCGATAAACGCCTAAGGGGAATGGCACGGATTACATTCCAATTAAAACTTCATGGCTGCGCGCAAGGCACGCCATGTATGAAAACGGGAGGACGGGGGTGGGCAACTTCGCGCGAGCGCGATACTCACGGAGCTGACCATACAAGTCGTGCATAATGTTGTCGAAATCATCGTCACCATGCAGGGAAAGCTCTGCAGCGAAATTATTGAACGCTTGTAACTCTATCTCATCAGCGTGCTTGTGGTTCCTCACGTAGTACACGCTCTTGAGCAGAGACTTGCAATCCAAGGCGCCGACCCACTCCTCAAGCTCAGGGCAATACCTGAAGGTGCGCTTCAAAAAAGACACATCGTTAATGGACCTATAGTCTGGGACAGCATCTGTGGTCTTGTCCTCAGTGGTGTAGGTAAATCCATACGGAGCGATGAGGGATGGGAGTGTGTTCTGATTATATGACTTCAGGGCCGCGTCAGACACGGCTAGGAGATTATCGTCTCCGTACACAAAGGGGGAAACATGCTTCCAGAACTCTTCATATCCACCAGTAGCATCCCAAAACGCCAACACAAGAAGTGCAACATTGCAGAAAGAATTGGCGAAAGAAGTAAATGGGTGTCCTGAAGGCAGCGAACTGTTCCATTGGTAGATGAGAGAACCAGCGAACTTACCAAAGGCAGCCAAATGCCTAGAGTTGAACAGTTCATACCAAAGTACGCGTCTAATTAACTGATTCTCATCAGAATCATTGTACCACAGGTTGATCTGATCTATCAAAGCTAAGAACAACTGGGGGTGGCCACAAGCATCAAATGCCTTGTAGTCGCCAGCGACACACTTGCCGCCTCTAGATTTGATCTGGTCAACTATAAGCTTCCAACCAAATCCATGTGGGTTAACACCCACGCAGGGCCCAGCCCTGCAGTGCACGCGCATGGCCGAAGCCATAAAGCGTAGGAAATATTGTCTGAATGCTATGACATAGGCCATGGGAGCTCCAGATATGAGCCGAGTAGCTCCAGACTTGACTTTTGCGCTCGCTCGCAACTCGTCTTTAAGAAAA